TGTCAAGGCTTTTGAAGAAGTTTACCGTGCTGAGATTAAGAAAGCGACTGAGGAAAAATGGAAATCAAAAGCTCCTGGTACTGCTAAAAAGGAAATAACTCCTGATGAAGCTATATGGAGCGAAATACGTAATAAATATAAATAATTGAGAGGAATATAAATGGCTGAAAAAAAATATACTATGCAATTTGCAGGAATCGTAGCTGATATTTTTGAAACTAGACAACACTTTTTTAGAACATTTGGTGGTAGCCTACAAACAGCTGCGGGTGCTGAATATGACAAAGACTTTTTAAAGTTAAAGATATCTGATACTGATGTAGTAATCCAAGACTACTCAACAGACCCTAATGTAGCTTTTGAGTCAGGTACTGCTAACTCATCAAGATTTGGACCAAGACACGAAGTTAAATCTACAGATGCAACTGTTGGTTATGATAAACCACTTTCACTGCATGAAGGTATCGATAACTACACAGTAAATGACAATGCTAGTCAGGTGCTAGCAGAAAGAACGGGTCTTCACGCTATTGAGTGGATTGAACAACTTAATGCTTATATGTCTAAACTCTTATCTAAAAATGCAGGAAAGACTTTAACTACCTCACTAACAGAGGATGCGGTTACAAAGCTTTTTTATGAAGCGAGAAAAGAATTTGTAAATATGAAAGTAGCTAAAAACATTACATGGATGGCATATGTTACACCAGAACTTTACAACCTGCTAATTGACTCTAAGTTAGCTACTACTGCTAAAAATTCATCTGCAAATATTGATAATCAAGAAATTTACAAATTTAAAGGTTTTGTGCTAGAAGAACTACCTGAAGAGTATTTTCAAAAAGGTGATGTGGCTATCTTTGTACCTGATAATATCGGGGTTGTTGGTATAGGATTACAAACTTACAGAATTTTAGATGCTACAGATTTCTACGGGGTTACAATTCAAGGTGCTGGACAAACTGCTTCATATATCCCAGAGAAAAACAAAAAAGCAATTATCAAAGCACAAGTTGGTGCGTAAGGAGTTATAAATGAGAGTAAAAACTAATAGACAATTTTATGATGTTTTAGAGGATGCTTATAGGCACGAAGGAGATGAGTTTGAAGTAAGCAAGGAAAGATATATCGACCTTAATAACAAAGTAAGCGGCTTTGTATCTGCAGTTGAAGCAAAAGAAGAAAAACCTGCTGATCCGCTTGATAATCTAACAGTAAGTGAGCTAAAAGACTTACTTGATGCTGAGGGTATTGAGTATGACTCAAAGGCTAAAAAGGAAGATTTAAAAGCACTTCTACAAAAATAGGAGGTAGCTTATGGACAAAAACAAAAGAGAAAGAGCTAGGTACTTACTAAATGATGAAGTTAACAAGGCTACAGAGGATGAAGCTCTTGACTTTAACTTTGATCTAATCGAAAGTGAAGTGCTTAGCTATTGCAATAGGTTAGACTTCCCGCCAGGTCTTATGCTGATTGTAATTAAGATGGTTGCTGAATACACAACTGCAGAATACTACAGGTCAAAATTAGCAGAGGAAAAGACGAAGCCTATTGAAGAAACTGGTCAATCAGTGTCATCTATAAGTCGTGGAGATACTACTATATCCTATGGGGATAACGCTAAAGTTATTGACTTTGGTACGCCGATGAATGCTTATATAGCTGTAAATGACTTTGTGGGCAATTACACAGACCAAATTAGAAAATATAGGAAAGTTAGGACACCATGGTAATGACTAATCCTATCTTTGACAATGAAGCGAATATCTTAGCACAGACTTACTATCACACTGCCACTATAAAACGCCCTAAGCATACTACTAGAGGATATTTTGATGACTATGTAGAAGAAGTAGTTTATGAAGATATACCGTGTGCTATAAGTTTTACTCAAGGGTCTACTGCTGATCTAACAGACACTACCCAGCCTATCCAATATATAGCAAAGTTATTTGCAAGGCCGGAATATACGGTAAAAGAGGGGGATATAGTGCTAGCTAATGTCTTAGGTCATGACTATGAGTTTAGAGCTGGTGAGGGTTATCCTTATCAATCCCACATAGAAGTGCCGTTAATCAGAAATGAGGATGCCTAATGCGCGTTGAAATGGAAGGTTTTAAGGAACAGGCTGAAAAGCTAGGAAAGATACCTGATGGCCTTGATAGTGCCTTAGAGGACTTTTTAAATGATGTAGGGTCTGATTGGTTATCTGATACTAGGGTTAATACTCCAGTTGATAGTGGGGAGCTTAGAAGGTCTATGATATTTGAAGGTGCCAAAAAGTCTACTGGTGGCTTTGAGATAGCTGTATCCAACAACTTAGATTATGCCGAGCACGTAGAATACGGTCACAGAACACGTGGTGGTAAAGGATATGTGCCAGGTGTCCATATGATGAGAGATGGGCAGAAGGGTGCAGAAGAAAGAATATCCAAAGAACTAGGTGCCCTTATAAGCGAGGTAGAAGATGAATACTCAGATGGTTAGTGTCCAGGATATCTATGAGGAAATAGCAAGGGTGCTTAGGGCAATTTTCCCTAATCTAAAAAGGGTTTATCAAGAAAGAATACAAAACCTTGATACTCCAGCTATGACTATAGAGCTAATATCCTATAAGACACCACAATTTAGTCAAAACATAATAAATAAAAAAGTTGATCTAGATATCATTTACTTTAGTAAAAGTAATGGGCAAAGAGAGGCGCTAGAAGTGTTAGATATGCTTACTAGCGCTTTTTCTATGGGTTTAACAGTCAAGGATAGGTTTTTACACGTTATGGATACACCTGAGTATAAACTGGTAGACCAGGACCTGCACTTTTTACTAACTTTTGATTATCAAGATGAGCTACAAATGATTTATGTGACTGACCCTAATATTGATAACCCTTATGGAGTACCCGTGCAGTTTGGAGATGATAAACTCACTCCAAAAGATGACCACATGCTACATGGAGATAAGGATAGCACTATAAAGGATAAGTCCATTAACTTTGATGACTCTGATAAAAAATACAAATACTTAAAAGATAAATACCAAATGATGCAAGACCTTGAGCTGGAAACAGAAGAACTTAAGGTCGATTTTAATTTATGAAAGGAGAGCATATGCCAACTATAGGTATGCCAAAGGTCAAGATTGCTTTTGAGTCTGCAGGCTTACAAGCAATTCAAAGGTCTGCTAGAGGGATAGTTTTGCTATTAATTAAATCTAGCAATCCTGAAGAGCAAGGTGAATACAAACTTAACTCTTTGTTTGATCTGGACGAAAAAAAACAGTTTAGCGAAGAAACAATTAAATATATTAGATTAGCCTTTAAAGGAAAGCCTAACAAGGTTATAGCTGAGGTCTACGGGGATAATTACCCTTTAACTGATCTTATGAATAAGCTTAGATTATTGAAGTTTAACTACTACGCTGCACCAAATGCTACTGAAGAAGAGCTAGAAAAAATAAAAAGCTGGCACAATGAAATGGTGGAGGTTAAGGATAGGACAATAAAATTTGTTGGTTATAACTATCAAGCTGATGATGAAACAGTTATAAACTGGGTTGTGCCTAGAGTTACCTTTGATGGTAAAGATTACACTGGCCAAGAATTTACTACACTAATTGCGTCACAATTAGCAGCCTTGCCTCTATCAAGGTCTTTTACCTACTTTACATGGCCAGAGCTGACAGATGCTGACCTACCTTATGCAGATGATGAGGATACGGCGGTAAATGAGGGCAAGCTGTTTTTAACTTATAATGGCGAGAGCTACAAGATAGCTAGGGGTGTTAACTCACTTACTACTTACTCTGATAAAAAGGGTGAGGACTTTAGCAAGATTAAAATTGTAGACTCTATGCACATGATAAAAGATGATATCCGTGATACATGGGAGGAGTTTTATGTAGGTAAGTATAGAAATACCTATGCTAATAAGATGCAATTTCTTGCCCTTGTAAATCGTGTGTATTTTAGAGAGCTTGAAGGAGAAATCCTAGAGCCTACAAGTGGTAGCCGTGTGGATATTGATGTTAGAAAAAACGAGATGTATGCAGTCAAACGTGGAGCGAATATTGACGAGATGAGTGAGCAACAGATTAGAGAGTTTAATACTGGGTCTAATCTTTTTGCAGCAGGCTATGTATCAATATTAGATGCTATGGAAGACTTATATATCAACTTTAGAAATGAATAAGGAGGCTTAGTATATGGCTTTAGGAAATACACCAGATAATAGGGGCTTTAGAAGGGTCTCTGGTGGCTGGGGAACTATGTACATGGATGGAGTAGAAATCTTTGAGTGTACAGAAGTAAGCGCAGAAATAGAAGTACAAAGGTCCGATGTATTAGTCGGCAATAATGTAGATAGTAAGATTACAGGACTCGCGGGAAGCGGGTCTTTTACTTTAGGTCATGTTTATACAAGACATATAAACAATGCCCTTGTAAAGCTTAAAGAAGGACACGACCCACGATTTACTATGTCTATTGTCCTTGATGACCCAGATGCAGTAGGCGGTCAAAGGGAGCAAATAGATATTGGTAATGTTTGGATAAATAATCTAAATTTAGCAGGATTTACCCGTGGTGAGATTGTAGAAAAAGAATACGAGTTTGGATTTACTCCAGATGATGCAGATATTTCAGAAGGTATCTATTAGGAGGATATATGGCTTTAAGTGCTAAAGACTTAATTAAAAATAAAGAGATTATCAAAGACAGAAAAAATGACAAATTAGAGATTAGAGTGGACGGCTATGATGAGCCGTTCCTTTTTTCTATACCAGATGTTGATGTTTACGATGATGCCCAAGCTTATGCTAAAACCCGTGGGGATAGAGCTGGAGATAAGTACATCATTGTTGAGTGTTGTGTGGAGCCTAATCTACGTGACCCTGAGCTATTAGCAGCATATGAAGTTAAAGAAGCTACAGATCTAATCGATGAGCTATTTAGATTTGGGGATGTGGCTTCTATAACGCAAACTTTACTTAAATTTAGCGGGTTTAAGGACGAAAAGGAAGTAAACGCTAGCATTAAAAAAGCAAAAAACTAATACTGAGTGGCGACTCTGAGATGGAGATTGTGGCCTTTATGTTGGAGCACGGCCACTCATTTGAGGAAATTCAAAACCTTACTACTGCTGAACAAGTGCTAGTATTGTCCACTCTATATGCAAAAAGAGAAAGGTTGGTGAGAGCATTTGGCGGCGATATTTAAGGTTAAATTAGAAGATAATTATACGGATAAGGCTAAAAAGATTGCTGATTCTACAAGTCAAATGGAGTCGGCTATGTCTAAGGTTGGCAGTGCAGCTAAAAAGACTAGATCGGCTTTAAAGTCTGCCTTTAGTGGCAAACATCAAGTCAAAATATCTGAGATAGGGTCAAAAGAGGCTCAAGCTAGGATTAGAGGGTTACAAGGTGAGCTTAATACTATAAGTAAAGGCAAGTATAGAGTAGATGTAACTGCTAGGTCTAAAACTGCAGGTCTTGATGCTATAAAGCGTGGACTTGATAGTGTAAAAAGTAAAGCTGGGACTGTAAAGTCTAGCTTATCCAATTTTAAAGTAAATACTAAAACTCTAGTATCAGCTAAAAAAGAAGCTTTTCAGTTGAGTAGAGAGTTGACTAAGGCTACGGGCAAGCGCCATAGAGTAAAGATAGATCTAGATAAGCCTAATGTTGGTGGATTTATGTCTGGGTTAAAGTCTAAGCTATCGTCAGGCTTTAGCAAGCTTAATCCAAAAAACTGGTTTGGAGGAGGTGGAGCTGGTCCTGCTGGTGCTGCTCCAGGCGGAGGCCTTGTTGGATCTATCGTAAAAGGTAGCCTTATAACTGGAGCCATCCAAAAAGGCTTTGGCGTTTTAAAGGGTGGAGTTGATGCCACTTTAGGTGCTGGTATGACAAGACTTGAGAATATCCAAACATCTAAAGCTAAATTAAAAGGTTTTGGATATGATAAAGGCACTGTAAACTCTATATCTGATAGTGCGATGAAATCTGTAAAAGGTACAGCTTATGGTTATGGTGATGCTATGACAGCATCTGCGAATGCTGTAGCAGCAGGTATTAAACCAGGTAAAGAACTAGAATCACACCTAAGTAACATAGCAAACGCAGCAGCTGCTACCGGTTCAGACTTTAACGAAATAGGCTCAATCTTTAACAAAGTTAAGACTACTGGACACTTACAAGGTGATGAAGCTATGCAAATCATGGATAGAGGTATATCTTTACTACCAGCCTTAGCTAAGACAATGAATACATCAGTAGATGAAGTCCAAAAGAAGATGAGTAAAGGGGAAATATCCTTTGAACAATTTTCTGAGGCGATGGAAAGTGCAACTGGAAATGTATCGAAAGAAATGAATAACACCTTTGGAGCAGCTAAAGACAACTTAAAAGCAGCTTTAGGACGTATAGGTGCAGGATTATTAGGCGGATCAGATAACAATGGCGGACTATTTGCAGGCTTAACACCAATGATACAAGGAGTTATAGCTGCTTTAGGACCTTTTGAAAGTGCAGCAGGCAAAGTAGGAGATAAGCTAGGAGAATTAGCAAGTGGAGCCATAGAAAAGGTTAAGAGTGGATTTGAGTACTTAGGCAATAAATTTAAACCTATAGGTGATAAACTGGCTACCTTTGCTGAGCCACTAAAGGGAGTCTTTGGCAGTCTTAAGGACTCAGTTGGCAAAATATTTGGTAGTGGTGCGGATTTAGGTGGATCTATTATAGATGCTATCTTAACTGGAGTGGTTAATAGCCTTAGCACTTTAGCGGATATAACTGAGGCTTATGTAATCCCTGCTTTACAAACTGGTGCTGACTTTATAAGTACTTATGTAGTACCAGCAGTACAAACTGCCGTTAGTTGGATACAAGCTAATGTAATCCCTGCTTTACAACAGTTTGGCGACTTTATAATCGCTAATGTAGTACCTGCTTTACAAACTATATGGGACTCAATCCAAGCCAACGTAGTGCCAGCTTTGCAACAATTTGGCGGTTGGATAATGGATTCAGTTATCCCAGCAATTCAGCAAATGGCAACATGGATTGGGGAGAATGTAGTACCTAAACTACAAGACCTTGCAACATGGATAGGTGACAATGTAGTGCCTAAGTTGCAATCATTAGCAGAATTTATTGCAGACCCTGTAATACCTAAGTTTGTTGAAATTGCTACTCTTGTAGGAGGAGTTGTAAAGAGTGCATTTCAAACTATTTACTTTGCAGTAATAAGGGCAAAGCTAGCGTTTACACTAATAAAAGGAGCTGTAGAATCAGCGGTATCAGCAATTAAAAGGATACCAGATGCAGTATCTAGTATAGCCGGAAGAGCTATAGACGGAATTAAAAGTGCTGCAGGCAGTATAAAGTCTAAAATAACTGGACATGCAACAGGTACATCTTACTTTGGTGGAGGTATGACCCGTGTCAATGAACGTGGAGAAGAGATGATCCAGCTAGCACGTG